ATTGTGTCAAAGGCAGAAGAATATATCCTCGCAAAGAATAAACTAAATGGGCGGTGGTCTTCTTCAGCTCGTTGCGTATGGTGCTCAGGATGCCTACATCACTGGAAATCCCCACATCACCTTTTGGAAGGTGCTCTACAAGCGTCATACGAACTTCGCCATGGAGGCGTTTCGTGTGAACTTCACCGGCTCGCCTCAGTATGGACAGCGTGTCGTTGCCATCATCAACCGCAACGCGGATCTGATGTACAAGACCTACCTGGAGGTCCAGCTCCCTGACACCCAGACTCTAAACGTGAAGTGGACGGCTGCCTTTGAGCGTCGTCTCGGCTACCAGCTCCTCAAGAAGATTGAGGTGGAGATTGGCGGTCAGATCATTGACACCCACTACGGCGAGTGGCTTTTCCTGTGGGAGAACCTGACGTCTGGCTTCGACAACTCTACCAAGCTCGACACCATGCTCGGTGGATACCTCGGTGGCACGGAGACGACGGCGGTGTCCTGCGGTGGTCGCCCGGCGATCCTCTACATCCCGCTCCAGTTCTGGTTCTGCCGTAACCCGGGTCTGGCGCTGCCCCTGATCGCCCTCCAGTACCACGAGGTGCGCATCAATGTGACCCTGTCCGCCGCCACAGATCTGGTGTCGAAGGGTGACCAGGCCACTGTGTCTGCGGCGGCGGCCCTTCTGCCCCAGCTCAAGGACATGGCGCTCTACATTGACTACATCTACCTGGATGTAGATGAGCGTCGCCGGTTTGCCCAGCAGTCGCACGAGTACCTGATTGACCAGCTCCAGTTCGGTCTCCAGCAGACGCTCACGACCGCCAATGCTCGCATTGACCTCACGCTCAACCACCCGGTTAAGGAGCTGGTGTGGGTCTTCCAGGATGCCCGCAAGACGGACTGCGGATCTACGCTGACCAACAACATTGGCTTCACTCAGCCGTTCAGCTACGACGACATCGTCAACCGTGCCCGTCTCCAGATCAACGGCCAGGATCGCTTTGATGAGCGCTATGGCGACTACTTCTGGAAGGTTCAGCCGTACCAGCACCACACGGGCGGTGCCTTCTTCCCGATGCGCTCTCAGGTCATTGCCCAGACTGTCACCACGTTTACGGCTGACACTGTAACCCTTGCCGGAGATGTGATGACAGTCGGAGTTGGAGCCACGGTGGGTGGAAACATCATTGAGGGTGCGCTGGTAACGAACGCAAACCTTCCCGTCGGAACGGTCATCCAATCCTACGGAACTGGCAATGGTGGCGTGGGAACCTACCAGCTCAGTGAGCCGGCGCTGGCAAACGTAACGGGCCAGACAGTGACGTTCTCGCTGCCGAACGTCAACTACACTCCCCACGAGAACCCCATCAACGTCTACTCCTTTGCGCTGCAGCCCGAGGAGCACCAGCCGTCTGGCACGTGTAACTTCTCCCGCATCGACACGACGACGCTTGTGTTTGATAGCGTCAGCACGTCCGGTGTTGCGAGGCCGACGAAGAGCACCCCGTTCAACTTCCGCATGTATGCCGTGAACTACAACATCTTCCGTGTGATGTCCGGCATGGGTGGCCTGGCGTACAGCAACTAAAGTCGCCTCCTTTCGGCAATTAAATATCGCAGGTTAATAAATGCCGCAACACCGGAAGACCCGAAAGCACGACGAGACAGCCGATTGGCACGAAAAAATGGTGAAGGAGCACTATCTTGCGTTAGACAAGGGAGAGCTGCCCGCCGAACGTAAGCGCATCTCATCAAAGTACTATGACGAGGATGCAGATAGAAAATACGCCGAATATTTGCGAGAGGTAAAGAAGCACCTGCGCAGTATACCGAAGATGGGCGGCCGTCGTCGTCACACTAAGCGCAAGACTACTCGCCGCCGTTAACGGCCCGAGCTTGTCTTGGTAACATCAACGACCGTCTGCGCCTTGAACTCCACCTTCAGCTTCTCTAAATACAGAATTGCGTCCATGTGCTCCTCTTGAGCATGCACAATCCACTCAAGGATAGAAAGGTCCTTACGATCAAGGTCCGTTCCATACTTTGCCTTTCCAAACTCCGACCGCTGCCTGAACTTCTCAATCACGGCGGTTACAATGCTGTCCATTTTTATAAGTAAGAGTGTCAATGCTGAAAGTTATTGCGGTGTGTCTTGTGATTGTGTTTGCGGGTTGGATACTTTCCAATCCGATCACGTACTTTCGCAAGGAAGCCCCGACTACACGTTTGTATTCGGAAGGCACCCGTGAAGTCCTAAAGTCTGCTGGACCATTATCGGTGCCGGTTGACCCGGGCCAGGGCATTTTACGTGGTCTCGACCAAGGATATGTCCCATTTCGTGTGAGATGACATACTGACGGTAGCCGTCTAGATCCTGACCACTTTGCTTGGCTCCGTGTCGCCAACGCTGCTCATTGATGCGCATTTGGTGCCCACCGAGTTCTGCGCAGGACAGCGAAGGATCGCAGCCTTCTGCCTTCAGTCCTTTTTGAGACGACAAGTGGATCACGACTTGGGGGTTGGACTTCACGGCTACGAAACGGTAGCCTTGCGATTCCCATCCATCCGGATCGGCGAGGCAGATGGCCACCTCTGTAGCAAAGTCCTTCAGTGGAAACTTCACATCGGGATCTACGACCACTGTATACGTGACCGTCTTCATTAAAAATGAATGCGATTTTATAACTGCAGACCAAGGCAGAATGCCCAAGTGTTCTCACTGCAAGAAGAAGACTCATCTTGAGTTCAAGTGCTCCTGCTCCACTGAAAAAGTGTTCTGCGTCAAATGCCGTGCAAGTGAAACGCATTCCTGTGCGGTTGTGTATCCTCAAATTGAGTTGATCAAGGTTGTCCCTATCAAGGTAGAGAAGATCTAGTCCCCTCCGGGAGGAGAGAACGGCATAAACTCCATGAGTACATCCATGATTCGCGTCACTCTTGCGGTGGTCATGTTGAACCGCTCCATGACAGATGCGATGACGCCTCCATCTCTCTCAAGAAACTCCACTCTGATCATACCTGCTGTATCGTAGATTTTTGCATACCACGGCTCATGCTCGGCATGCGTGATCTCCACCTCCAGTCCGTAGTTGAACTCCGCGTTGGTCTTGATGATTGCGTTGCGAATGTTGGTCTCCATGTTGGCAATGTAGTCTTCGTAGCGAGAAATCAAATCCGTTTTGCGACCAAAACCAAACCTAGGGTGACAGTAATGGAGGGTAAAGAGTATGATATTGGCAGTCCGGCCGAGATGTATGACGTCCCAGCCGGTCTTTTTTCGGCCAACGCAGCGACAGAAACAGACGCGATAGATAAGTTGGACGACTTGCTAGACGAGGTGGAGGGGGAGAAAGTAACCTACGATGAGTTAATTCTCAGCTTGGGAGGGTCAAAAAGAGCAGGCGCCGAGGACAGTGAGAACACTGTAGTCACTCTAGTACAAAAGGTAAAGGGTGGGAGAAAGAAATTTAGTCAACTCACACCAGTTCTCCTTATCAGTGGAGAGGAGATAGACCGTTCTCTGAAAGACGAACTAGACGAAGAGGATATATGGTTTAAACCGCTCCACGTACGCGTGCCGATGAAACGAGAGATCGTGATTCCTGCGCCCTTAGAGAAGCCTAAACCCCGTGCTGCGGCAATCGCTGGACATACAGTTAACTCTATTGCAGAGTTGGGTAAAGAAACAGCAGAGAGTTCTCCTTTCGTTATGAAACTTACTGAAGTTCTCAAACGATCTAAGCGAATCTATGTTCATAATGATCTTTGGTTAGATGGAAGCCCCTACATATGCGACAACTTCTTCTTTGACCGAACACCCTGTATTCTCTATGCCTTGAAACAGGCTGTAATCGCAGGTGCAACGGTCATCTTTGTAAAATTATCAGATAAGGCAAAGGGTCATAGGTGTAGAAAGCATTTTCAGTATGTACGCGAGGCCGGCGACGAGGGTAAAGAGTACGCAACATGGACAATGTACAAAGACGTGCGCTTTATAGATCCGTGGTTTATCAAATCAGGCGGAAAGCGAACCCGACGCAGCACTCGGCGGCTGCGTAGAAAAACCAAATCTACTTCACAGTATAAATGAACGTTTTCCTTGAAGCGCTGCTCGTTGGTCTGTTTTTGCTTCCAGTCTTTTGGATCAGTGAAAAAGCAGGGTTCTCCAAGTGGGTCACTGTCTTTGTTGCCGGTGTCCTGTTTCACCTGACTGCAGAGTTTAGCGGCATCAACAAGGCCTATGTCTTGACGAAGGTCTGAGTGAGGTAGGACGAGATCACATCGTACGGACCCACGCACTCCCCCGTAAAATAGAGCGCAAACCGATCAATGTATTCTGGGTTCAGGAGACAGTAGTGAATGACCCGAACAGCATGCGCCATTGTAATGTCTTCCGCTGGGGTTGTATCCCACGAGTAGTAGGGGTAGCAGGAATTCAGTCGGACCCGCGACGGGCAGTTGTAGGGAGTGCACTTTTCAAATGCATCGCGAAGCATACGGATAGAGATCATCTGCTTCGGAAGCTGTTCAAGGGTGATGCTTCGGTATTCCATTGTAGACTGAAGGTATAGTATATTGCTGAAAACTTGATCCATTTTTATACGTCTACACTCGACTTTGGAGGGTTGCGCTCCCCATTTTAATTTATCACCCCCCGGGAAAAATGGATCTCCCGCCGGCAAAACATTAGACCTTACCCTGCCAAAATGACGACTCCTATCACCAAGATCTCTCTCTTCGCGCACTCTGCCGTTGTCTCCTGCACCAACCACGCCGCCGCCTGGGCTGCATCTGAGCTGCCTCACTACGCAAACCTCATGTGCATGAAGCCCGTGGGTAAGGTGACCTTGCCGCCGATTCGCGAGGCCTACAAGCACATGTCTCAGTGGATCACCGAGACTCCTGAGGAGGTGGAGAAGGCTCTCCACTACTGCTGTGTCCTCCCCAAGGACCACAAGGGAGGCTGCGATTACAACCCCGCCAATGCAATTTTCAAGGACAAGACGATCGCGTGCAAGTTCGACTGGCTGACCAGCACTCCGGGTGATGACGATTATATCTACAAGAACCGCGCAACCCGGCTGTTCCCCTTCAAGGTGCCGGATGTGCTCCAGCGTGTTTGGCGTAACAAGGGCACGAAGCGGAAGTGCGCGATTCCCCTCAAGGAGGGCAGCACACCTGAGATGATGGCTGCTGCTTGGCTGGATTACATGACACTGATGATTTCGGTCGAGGGGATCGATGAGGAGCTCAAGGGCTACAAGCACCTGGACACACTCCGCGCAATGGCCGCCGTTCACAAGGTTGAGTTAGCTCGCTACTACAGCGCACTTGGCAAGGTCATCTTTGATGCCGATGGGTTTAGCATCTGCCCTGTCATGGGAACCCGGCTCACCGTCGCGCAGATCGCGAACCCGGACCTCTGTGACCTGAATGCAATCCAGCTGGGGCACGTCGTCCCGCGCACGGATGAGCAGTACACCATCCGAGGCAAAAATGTTCTGATGATGACTCGCCGAGGGAACCTCCTTGTGGGCGACTGCTCGTTTCTTGATGACGCCTGGATCAGGCAGATGGAGCAGGCGACACGGTTCCAACGGTCGAACGGATGTGTGCACAGTACGTAGGATCCTTCTCAATCAGAATACAATTCCGCTTAGCCGCCTTACACGCCAACCCTAGAGTTCCAGAACCCGCAAAGCAATCGAGTACGGTATCGCCGGGATCCGTCACGTGATTCAGTATATTGACTAGCAGATCAATCGGCTTTGGAGTCACATGAACATCACATCTTTTTGCAATGTCGTAGTTCCAAACGCTATGGTGTGTCTTCTGATTCCGAAACTTCGGAACAATCTCATCGAACGTGAGTCCAAGATGTTTTGTGATTGGCACGATCGTCTCTAGTGTTGGCATATTTTTGCCGGTTTCCAGGTTGCTGTACCACCCTGTAAACCCGCCTGTCCTGCTAGGGATCTCGTGACCGATTGTCTGCTGACTCACGCCCAGCTCTGCACGACGCTGAGCGAACTTGTGAGTGTTATCGAATGTGTAGAAGAGAATGTACTCTGCCATCTTGTTCCAATTGTGTGCGTCGTTCTTCACCACGTATCCGTCCAAGAATCCCTTCTTAGGAGATCCATCAAATCGCTTGTTCCACACAATCATCTGCCGATAGACAAGTCTCGTGCGAGCCTTGATACGAATCATGATCTCCGCAATCTGTTCCATGTCGTTATGAAACATGAAGAAGGATCCATTGTCCTTCATCTTCTCCTGTGCCTTCTCCACGATGTTCACAAGCCACTCAACATAATTCTCAATCGTATCCCACTCTGCCTTGTCAATATTGTAAGGTGGATCGATGATAACAGCTTGCACACTCTTATCAACAATCGTATCCAGAACTTCAAACGAGTCCCCTTCATGCAACGTCACGGTGACTTCGGGCACTGGTTCAACGAGAACACGGCAAGTTTGTTTGCGGGACATCATGTTGTTATTGCAGTTGCTTACATTCCGTCCATTTTACACCCCCACATCCCCCATAGTTTCGTCTAAAATGGATTTGAACCAATCAATAATCTCTATCTTAGGCGCCAACACACAATCAACCACTACCCAACCAACCACCCAACCAACCACCCCAACCATC